TGCTCTGGAAATAATATTCTCGTTATTTTTTCCAATCGAGTGAAGATATATCTTGGACTACTTGCATCTTGTCCACCTTTTATTCTTGAACCGAATTGTCCTGATGGAAACAACAAATTAATATTATTTGAACCTATAAAATTCTGTGCCATTCCTACAATCGCTTTATTCAAGCTTTCTTCGCCATGATGATAACATGAATGTTCTGAAACATAACCGGAAAACTGTGCTACTTTAATTTCAGTAGTCAATCGTTTTTTGAATGCACTATATAATATTTTTCTTAAACTGATTTTTAGTCCATCCATCAAGTTAGGAATACTTCGGTCACAATCATATTTAGAGAAATGAATAAGTTCTTTATTGATAAATTCTTCATAAGGAATCATCTTTTTTCTGGTGTCAGCAAAACTATCTCTGTTATATACAGTTTCTAACCATGTTTTTCTATCATCTGCACGTTTCTTGTTGAAAACCATATCAATAGCATCGTCGCTTGTTTGTCCTGTATGTTCAAATCCTACAAATTTCTTTTCTTCAAAATATTCACGAAATTCTGTTTTCGTCGAAGTACCCAAACCCTTGTAATATTTTATATTCCATCCTTTTGCTCCGTCAGGATTATTACTCTTCCATTCTTCATATTCTCCTTCATTATAAAATTTTAGCTCCTGATTTCCTTTTTTTGCCTTTAAAATCGGTGTATTCATAAATCCAATAAATCCTGGAATTCGCGTTAAACTTGTCCATTCATTCTGAAATAAATTAATACACAAACCTTTTATATGCGAACCATCTAAATCCTGGTCTGTCATAAATACGACTTTACTGTATCTAAGTGTCGCATTAACTTCTTCGATTGTACTGTATTCTTTTCCTGTTTCTAACCCAAGTATTTTCTTAATTTCTGTGATTTCCTTATTTTCTGAAACCTTCTTTGCTGCTTCTCCTCTAACATTCATAACCTTGCCTTTTAAAGGATAAACACCAATCGTGTTTCTATCTTCAGATGACAGACCAGAAATAACACCGGTTTTTGCTGAATCTCCCTCACAAAAGATGATCATACACTCTTTTGATTTGTCGGTTCCAGCCCAATTAGCATCATCTAATTTTGGAATACCTCTGATAGATTTACTCTTCGTTCCGTCCGTCTTTTTAGCAACCTTATTATCCTTTACTTCAGTTATTTGTAAAGCTGCATCCATTACACCCATCTTTGCGACCTTCTCAATAAATTTATCTGAGACATCACATTTCGAACCAAACTTGGAAGACGGTGTATTCATAAAATCCTTTGTTTGGCTGTCGAATGCCGGATTTTCAATATCACATCTTAAGAACAAAATTAATTGCTCTTTTATGCTATTAGGATTTACCTTTACCTTTTTCTTTTTCTCAATATATTCTCCTAATTTTTTTGTGATTTGATTTAAAATATATTCCACATGTTTGCCGCCTTTAGAAGTATAAATTCCGTTTACAAATGATACCTGTATAAATTCATTTGTTGGTGTTAAAGCAACTGCATATTCCCAACGATCATTTGCCTCTTCATACACTCTTGGTGCTACTCCTTTTTCACCAATATATAAATTTATGTATTGTTCGAAGTTTTTAGTAGGAATAAGTACTGAATTATATTTCACCTTAATGGTTTTATCGGTAATTGCTGAAATATCATATACACGTTTTTTAAGTAAAGCGATTAAATCAGGCGTTAGACCATTGATACCAAGTCTTTGATAATCTGGTTTAAATGTAATTTTTGTATATGGTTTCGCTTTAGAAGCTTTTGTAATCTTTGGACTACAAATAGTATCTAAGTTGTCCTTGAATTCTTGGGTATATTTTAGTCCACGGATATGATCTACAGTTTCAATTTGCCCATATGTTGACCAAATTAGAACCAATTTGAAACCGAAACCATTTTTACCACCAACAATCTTTTTCTCTTCTTTATTGTAATTTGTTGATGTTCTCAAATGTCCGAAAATCAACTCAGGAACCCATGTTTTATATTCTGGATGCTGAACGACATCAATACCGTTTCCGTCATTAATCATAACAATGCTACCGTCCTCTTGAATAGTTATATCGATATAAGTAACTGGAAGAGAGTTATCGACTTTTTGTTCAATTTTGGATTGCATTCTTACTACATGGTCACGACAATTTACGATCCCTTCATCGAATAGTTTAAATAGGCCAGGAATATAACTAATATTTTTTTCAATAATTTTATCATTTGTTTCATTCATAATCCACACATTCGAATCCACAGTTTCAACAGAACCGATATATGTATCCGGATTATCCAGAATGTGTTGTTTATCAGTCTTCTGTTGCACGTCAAAGTATAAAGCGTTATCACTCATTTTTTGTATTGTATTGTATTTAATTTATATAATTTTATTTAAATTATTTCAATTTTATTTTTTATTTTTTTAAATTATTATTTTTATAATTTTAATATAGTATGTCAAGTTACAATAATTTTAGGTTTACCCCTGGGAATAAAGCTAATTTACGGTTATTTATCAATAGAGAAATAATACAGCAGTTATATAACTTACCAAAAGAAGCAGACCGATGTGCTTTAGAATGTCTACAGAATAAAGTAAATTTAATTAAACAAGGATATAATGATCCATCACTACCTAAAAATATACACATTTCACAAATTGTGACAGGAACTTTAGGAGGAAAAACCATGTTTGGAAATTTTAATAGACCTGTAGATATAGATTATCTTGGAGGCTGGGAGGGTCAACCGGGTGGTTCTTTTAGACCTCTCAGAAATAAATTCTAAACGGTGATAAATTCTAAACGGTGATAAATTCTAAACGGTGATAAATTCTAAACGGTGATAAATTCTAAACGGTGATAAATTCTAAAATAATTTCTAAAACACGCGTATAATAAAATTATTTTTATTTAGACAATAATTATTTTTCTTTAGTTATATTATAATGACTGAGAAAATGCTTACAATTGGTTCACGTGCACAAGTTTGGCATAGAACTGCTAAAAAAACTTCCGGTGGGCTTACTCGCAATCATTTGATGATGAATAAATCTGGTCGTATTGTTTCCAAAGCGAAACACAATACTGCTAAAAGGGAAAATCGTCTTTTGAAACACGGTTACGGCACTAAAAAGGGCAAATTTGGTTTCGTTAAGATTGGTTCTAGAAAGAACCGTAAAGGTATGAAAGGTGGTTCAACTGGTGTAATGACTGGTCCAGGTGGTAATACAGTTCAAGGGACTGGTAGTTTTGAGACTGCTGGTTTGAAAGGTGGTTCTAAGAGAATGAAAGGTGGGCTTGTTGCTGCTTTAGGTGGTGGTCTAAGAGGCGGTTCTGGCATGGGTGAACTAAGCCCCGCTCACGCAAATGGTTCTTATATGATTAAGGATGTTGTTTCACAACCTGAAACTCCTTTAACTCGTGCTTTAGTCGGTGGTAAATTTAAATCAGGACATCGTTTAAACGGTGGTGCTGCATATGGTAGCGGGTTGTACCCTGCTGACTTAAAGGGTTCTTATATGATTAAGGATGTTGTACCTCAGAAATTCTCTCCATTGGACCGTGCTTTAGTTGGCGGTAAAAGAGGAAGAAAAATGAGAGGTGGAACCGGTACTCGCTCTTTATTTCAAGGCAGTGAACCAAGCAGTGTTGACGTTCAGATGCGCGCTGGACAAGGAAATTAAATCATTTAAATAAATTAACTAATTTTGTAATTTATTTAATATAAAAATCTACCTAATGTTGTAACCATGTAGAACTAACAAACTTATCAAACGTTATAAAATTGGTTAGTTTATTTGTTACATATTTTTCGAAAAAATGTTTTGACACAATTGGCAATACTTTTTGATCTAAAATACCCTTTGATTTAAAGTATGTTTTATAGTCTTGATACAAGTCATCAAATGCTATTAATTGCTGATCTGCATTATTTGTTTGTATTAATTTATTCTTATGATGCTCTAAAAACTCGTCAATGTCATCTTGTTTAGACCATAGGTTGCATTTAATATTCGTTATATATTTATTATCAATTACTTCAACTTGTGGCGAAAAATAATGGTTTATCATTTTTATAATTGTCGTCTCATTTATCTGTCCATTTTGTTCTGTAGTTTTGTATAAAGTAATAAATTCATCTATTTCATATTCATCGTCAAAATTACAGTCATTTGACACAATAATATGTTTATCCCAAAAAGACAAAAACGAACTTACATTTGGTAAATATTTGCTTGTTATATGTGTAAATATTAGATTACCATTATCGTTATTATTTTCAAGTCTACTTGCTAAAATTTGTTGTAACTGTGTAGAATAAATCATATTTGGTACATTTATACTATTTAAATACAGCTTCCATATATAATGCATATTTTTCCATGTAATATTAGATTCCACAGTTACAGTTTCAATACATTGTCCAATAAAATCATCTAACACTTTATCTATTGGATTTAAAACAAAATGCAATATGTGTTTTTTTATATTTTCGTCGGCTTTTGTATTCAAATAATTATCTGAATTAGTATAACATTCAGAATAATGGGCTGCAACACAAAGAAGATCTATACCAATATTATTTAATGCATCTTTTACTATATCCAAATTTAAATCATTTGTATTTATTAAACGATATAAACCGATTTTATGATTATCATGATACTTTGTAATAAAGTTGTTCATGATTGAATTACCGGTAGTAACATATGCAATAGAATCAATCAATGTTACCAGTTTTTTAACATTTGAACTAACAAAAAATAACAAGTTGTCTACATTCTTTTTTAATATACAATCTCCAATAACAGTAAGAAAATATTTTGCCTCTGTTTTTGTTTCGAAAATCGTCTGTAAAAATTTTAATACATTTTGAATCGTATATGTTTCAGGTATAGTCTTAAATAAACTCCTATCTTTTATCTGTTTTATTATATTTTGCTTCGTTTTATGTTTCCATTGTATCAGTTTACCTTCATCTGTAATTGTCGATAATAAATTATGATGAATATCATCGTCTTTAACTATTTTATAAGTTTTACCATCGTATTCATAATATATATTGTTATAAGGCATGTAGTAATATCGATGCTTGCTTAAAAATACTTTATAGAAATTTTCTTGTTCCATATTTAGTTCATTTATTCTTAACATACGCTCTGCATGTCTTTTATTTTCTTGTTCTAATACGCTTGGTAAATTCTCTAAATGAGTTTGTAACCGATTAAACATGTATTCATCGTCTTTATATTTTTTAAATAACTCGCTTATATTTATTTCTATTAGTTTTACGTCTTCCATTAGTTTTACGTCTTCCATTAGTTTTACGTCTTCCATTATAAATCATTTTTGTAAGTGTTTAAGTATATTTTTTATATATTTAATATTTTATTGGACTAATATTTTATTGAAGGTATAAATTAATTAATAATTCGTTTAATAAAATTATTTATATTTTACAAGCATAAGTATTTAAAGAATATTCGTTCATTTTTATTATTATAATGTCACAATTTACTAATAAACAGAATTCTACAGATAACAATGTTTTAACTATTAAAACAATTCAAATTGCTCCTTTTCGTACTCTAATGACTGCCTTAAAAGACATTCTTTTAGAAACAAATATTTCTTTTCAACCAGACGGTATTAAAATTATTAACATGGACAAGTCTCATACTATTTTAGTACACCTTCATTTAGCCGCTTCTAATTTTCAGTTTTATGAATGTAAAAAAGAAAAAATTATTATTGGTGTCAATATGTTCCATTTATTTAAACTTATCAATTCTATTGATAATGATGATACATTAACTATGTATATAGAAAATGCCGATTATTTTGACGGTGTTGTTTCTCATTTAGCTTTGAAATTTGAAAATGGTGATATTAAACAATGCAAAACCCAAAAGCTTAAGTTAATCGAACCTGAGCAAGATGAGTTGGAAGTACCTAATGTTAAATTTTCTTCTATCATTAATCTACCATCTGTCGATTTTCAAAAGATTATTCGTGACTTATCTTGCATTTCAGATAAATTAGAAATTAAATCTGTTGGAAACGAATTGATTTTTAAATGTTCTGGACAATTTGCTTCTGCCGAAATTCATCGAGCTGAGTCTGATGGGTCAATGGGTTTTGTTTTAAAGCAAGATTCG